ACCGCTCGAGTCAATATAGGATATGTGACTTGCCTACCATGCGGTGATACCGTAGCCAAAGAGCGCAGTCTGCAGCGACAGAAACAGAATGCACCGCTCTACAATAAAGGACCATACGGATATATTACCATTAACGATACTAAAACTATTGGGAGATAGAGATGTTTACAGTAACTGAGTTAGAAGAAATGAACGAACTTTATGAATTAAGGGTTTACTCTAAACCGGAAGACGCATACGAAGATGACGGAAAATTTCATTTAATATGGAAGTATGTAACATTAGACCAAGCGAACAAACTGATAGACGCATACAAAAAAGTTTATGATTTAATGTATGCTCCTGAAGACGTGGAAAACGAAGTAGGGAATATGTATACCCGTGAATTGACAGACGACTCAATAGCTGAAAGTCTTGCAATAGGCGAAGCCGTTGCAGTTAGCCATACGGATGGAAAGAAATACTTTACACCTAGAGACGGTTTCGACTGGATGGACGTAACTAAAGTGGAGGCAGTATGAACAAAGTATATAAAAGAATACAGGCTGAGCTTGATAAAAATCGAGTGGACGAATGGCATTCGGTGATACCACTATCAGAAGATGGAAATAGTTTATTAGAAGTTATGGTAGAAGTTAGTGAACCAAACGTACTAAGTGGGGAAAACGGGTTATTTCTACACGAGAACGAGCAATCTGTGATTAAGCCGAAAGATGCATATACTACAGACGCTTACGGAATGATGTTCGAAGATAACGATTATATTTATAATATATTTGCGGTCAGTGGAGGGTGCGACCATCACGAAGGACATATAGCTCAAATTACGAGACACGACAAACAGCGAAGCTAGGATTATACGAATTTAATCGTATGCGTTTTTCTAGCCGTGGTATTACTCGGGCAAAATCCCGCGTATAATAAACCTTTAATAGGGCGCGGTTAAACGCGATTTTTAATAGAAAGATAGAAAGGGAGAAAGGGAAATGAGAGACTATAAAGAAATGTTAACCACTTTAAACAAAAAAGTGAAACAGCTAGATAGAATACATAACGCGGTTAGGAAAAACGGTAACGAGTTTGCTACGATTCAGATGCACACTTTAGAAAATAATGACACTCATCTTATAAAGAGTATAGAGAATTGGGAAAACCCTAGAGTTGAAATGGGAAAAAATAGACAGATAACACTTACCCCTGATTATTGGTTTGAAACAAACTATGAAGACGTATGGAGTAATTGGATAGACTGGTCACCTAAAACAGTGACCGAAGATATGAACAGTTATAATGGAAGACACCGACCAGTAGTGATTATTAGAAGTTTGTGGGAAACACGTGCTGATTTCTTATTTATATATACTAAGAAAATGCTATTTGATTACATCCGAGATATTAATAATGAACCTGCCTTTAATAATATGATTTTAGGGAAAAGATGGGAAAAGGATATTGAAGTAGATCGAGTGATAAAAGATGAATTTGATTTACTAGACGATGATGATGTTATATTTATTACCGCTACAGGAGATGACCAAGAGAGAGAGGTTAACATAGAACGTATAGATTACTGGAATAAGTTATTTCACTCCCCTTATATTTCAGCGCATTATGAAACTGATCTGAACGAGTTGTTAGAAGGATTGTGTTCATTAAGTGATAACAGTGAGATGTTTAACTTATGAGGAATGAACGAGTAGACCGACTATGGTATTAGTCGCCTGCGCTTTCGTAACGTTGGTATACTTCGCTTTTATCGCGGGGTATAATATAACCTTATATATAGTACCGTTTACGATTTTATAAACCATAGAAAGGGAGAAAGGGAAATGAACGAGCTAATAGATACTAAATTAGTTGCGAAACTAATGAACGAAGTAGCTAAAGAGTGCGGTATGACTCGAGACGACAGCTGTAACGTGAGTCAAAAAGTTTGGTTAGCGAAAGACGAAGAAATGAAAAAGCGGGGGGCAATACAACCGATTGATTACAATTACCGATACATAACTAAAACGTATGATTTTGTAGCCGATAACTTCTTAGAGTTACTCGCCAAAAGAGTTGAAGCTGAGGGGTTTGATTTAGCGGATAACGAACCGAAGGTGACTACAAGCAAATCTATGTGGTACGATTTCTCAATAGAGGGCTGGTCAGCCATAAAGAAAGCCCCAAAAGTACGAGGCAAACTTTACGGATCTCAGTATATTAGAATGATAGTAGCATGGCACGGAGACGGTTCAAAACACAGATGGACGAAAGATACGAGCCTGTATAACCAACCATTTATATGGAACGATATGGACAACTAGAAAGGGAGAAAGATATGTACGATAAAGACTTAGCTATACATAAGACCGATATGCCAATTATTAAATTAGGCGATACAATACCGTTTGCTGATGACGACGGGGAGAACCGAATCGACTTAGTCGTTACTAAGATCGACTCACAACAATCGAAACCAACGGTGGTTACACTAGCCGATAAGGTGGACGGCGATCCAGTTTGTTACTTACATAATACTATAGAGTATAAGGAGAAGGGAGCATGAGACAATTTAGAGATGGGTTCGAAATCGTTAAAACAGCAGATACTTTAGACGATATTAAAGCAACTATTACTGAGGGACCAGAGCAAGACCGAGTAATTAGTATCATAAAAAATATTATCGGAGACAGAGAAACGGTCGAATGGTACTCCTATGATACACACAGCGGAGAGGATGGACCTGATGAGTTTAAAGTTCTTGAGTCATTTCCAGATAAGATGGAGACGGTTTATGACTCAGCATCCATAGACTATGGACCGAGTGGCTATAACAGCATCGAAATAGCCCCTCATGTAACAACTCTGGGTAAGAACTATACATACTTCATTTTAAGTTTGAACGGCAGTTCATTTAACAGTGCCTTGAGTGATTACTACAGAGTATCAAAGGAGTTGCGAGCATGAATATTAAAGACGTAGCGGCAATCATCCAAGCGTACGAAGACATACGCATGGGGGGAGAACCGGAGCACATGGAACAAGTCTACGGATTGTCCGGAGACCATGAGACGTACCTAGAGAAAAAGCACCGCAGACATATTGACTTCGTACCATTTAACGGATACTTAGATGGGATACGCAAACAGCGTTATGCGAAATTAATAGCGGATCATGCCAAGTATCTGTTAGCGTGGGAGAGAGAACAAGAAGCATTTGATAAAGCCATGGGAGGCGACTTAGAGTGGAAGGAGGCGAGCCTCAAGTTCCACTCTCAAATGTACCCTGAACTGAAAAACGATTAGATAACAAACAAAGGTTTTCCCTTGACCCCCATCAGAGCAATTTGATGGGGGTTTTTTAGTTATTAGATATTAGTATTGTTATTCTGGAAAATAAAAAAGTTTTTAGAAAAAAATAACGAAAACTACTAATATGTCTAATAGAGTAATAGATTTACTCTACAAGTCTCATGGACAGTGGAAAGAGGTTGAGAGCAAAACTAATAGAATTCTATTAGTATATTAGAAACATCAGGTAAGATACCTAGAGGGCATGAGAAAAAGTATTAAAAAGATATTATTTGTAATAGAATGTAATAACTCTATTGGAAACCGAGGTACTAAGAATGAAACAGCTTTCGTACACTTCATTGATTCCCACCGAAGATGGTAAAGCCTATGTGGATACCAACGGTAAGACATGGCAACCACTCAACTCCAAACAAAAGAAGTTCTGTAAGGAATACTTGAAAGGGCAAACCGCTACGGAGGCTGCGATTAAAGCAGGGTATACCAAGGATCGAAAGGGTGCCAAGACACAAGGCAGTGTTCTACTAAATCATAACCCAGTTGTACGAAACTACCTCATTGAGTTGGAAATTTCAGCCTCAGAGAGAGATGCTATTTCTCTAGAGAACCATTTGTCCACTCTACATGATCTGAGAGAAGAAGCCAAAGACCAAGGACAGATATCCGCAGCCATCACCGCCGAGGTCCATCGAGGGAAAGCCGGTGGACTCTACAT